ACGGAATGAAAACTCTGTTTGTGGTTGGTATTCAGAACGAACAGACAATTATAAATCTTGCCAAGGATCACAACTGCACTCATATCTATTTTGGTGCTAATCAAAGTTTTCCTAAACTCGATGTTAACGATGCAGCCGGTTGGCATCCTTGGGAATATATGATTCAAGAATGTCTTGAAGCTGGCTTTTGGTGTACATTAGACTTCGATGTGGCGCAGGTAGAAGGCCTATTAGAAAGTTCTCTTGTTGAGCATCGTCAGTTTATTCCACAGATTTCGGTTAAGCTGCCCTATTTGCAACAGTTGGGGTATAATGCTACAATTAAACTTGACGACAAGGATTTTGCAGCAACTAATCATGGGGTATGGTGCCATAACCTACATGACTTACTTGGTAGAGATAAATTTACCAGTTGGGATCAATATGGCAAAGATGAGATTATTAAATGAGTGGTGGATACGCAGTTGCATCAGTGCCAAGAATTCGTGGTGCAAATCAAATTAAATCTAGAACAAAGGTAAGACCAATGAAGTTAACTTTCAAACAAAAATTACGTAACTGGTTAATGAATGATGATGATGACAACTACGGTGCAACTATCACCATTGACGACGGCAGTCCGAATCTATCTTCACAGGGCTTTCGCCTAAATATATATGGTGCTAGCGGAGGTACTATTGTTGAAACTACAAAGTACGATCGCAAACATGATGAAAATCGTAATAGTCTACACGTAATTACTGATGACAAAGATCTAGGTGAAGAACTTGGAAAAATTATAACAATGGAGCAACTACGATGATTGTTAGACAAGATCAACGACCTAACAAAATGATTTGGGTTACTTTCCAGAAAGAAGGTATACACAAATATCCTGCAGCATTAACAGATCCAAATCTAGCTACAGGAAATGAATATGATGTATCGTTTTTGGGTTATCCTCATCGCCACATCTTTCATTTCAGGGTGTGGATCAGTGTGTCCCACAACGACAGGGACATTGAGTTCATTCAGTTCAAGCGATGGCTCGAGTCGTTGTATAATGGTCAAGGTGCCGTTCTAGACCTTGACTTCAAGAGTTGTGAAATGATGTCAGACGATCTGTTTGACGTTATTTCCAATAAGTATCCAGACCGTGAAGTTTGGATTGAGGTCTCCGAAGATGGAGAAAATGGTTCATTTATCAAATATTAATAAGAGGCTGCAATGGCTAAGAATTATACTGATTACAAGTATTTTGAAAACCGCCCTGACGTCGTTAGGATCTTCAACGATCTTGAGGCGTACTTGGATTACTGTAGGATTACTCTACAACCTTTTAACCCAGCAGAATTATACAAAAAAGATTCTGCAACCTATCAGGCTTACCTTAACAGTAAGCGACCACGCAGACCGTGGGTAGATAGAAATAACGGAGATCGCGGACAGCCCCGCAAACCATATGGCCAGAATTTTTCTCGTTGATCTTGAAGCTGTAGAAACAAGGTACACAGGTGAGTGGAAATCCCACTTGCCTGCATTACTACGAAAGGAAGGACACAATGTTCAAATTATCTCTGGGCCTGAGGATATTCCTAAAGCCACTACTCCTGGTGCTTTTCTTAATTTTGGTGGCACCAATATATATAAGTCTAGTCAAGTTGAACAGATGGGGAGGTTATTTTGTAACGGATCCGTTCATCCTGGCGACCACTTTATTTTTACTGACGCTTGGCATCCGGGCATTATAAACTTAAAGTACATGAGTGAGTTGTTACAAATTCCTGTAACCATTCACGCACTATGGCATGCTGGTAGTTATGATCCACAGGACTTCTTAGGTCGTCTTATTGGTGATGCTAAGTGGGTACGACACAGTGAACGAGCATTCTTTGAAGCTATTGATTATAACTATTTTGCTACAGACTTCCACGTTAACATGTTTATTGAAAATTTGTTAGACGAAGAAAAACGAACAGGCAGAATTCGTTACATGCCTAATGGAAAAATTACCCGTAGCGGTTGGCCAATGGAATATATGTCTGATACATTGCTGATGTATAAGAATATGCCTAAACGTGATCTTATTTTGTTTCCACATCGCATTGCACCAGAGAAGCAAGTTGAGATTTTTAGAGATCTCAAAGAACACTTGCCACAATATGAATTTATTATTTGCCAGGAACAACAATTATCAAAGAACGAATATCATAATTTATTAGGTGAAGCCAAGCTAGTGTTCAGTGCTAATCTACAAGAAACTTTAGGTATCAGTTGGTACGAAGGTGCTGTTGTGGATGCTATTCCTATGGTTCCGGATCGTTTAAGTTACAGCGAAATGGCCATTGACCCATTTAAATACCCTAGCGAATGGACAGAATCGTTTGCCGCATATACTGTACACAAACAAAAAGTAATCGGTGCGATAGTTGATCATATGGAAAATTATAGAACTCGACTACCAAGCCTAAATAAACAGGTAGATTTATTAAAAGAAAACTTTTTTAGTTGTAATAAACTATTAGAGATATTAAAATAATTATAGAGGATAACGTATGCCAGCAGCAGCTTCTTTATTTGGTGTTCCTATTTACTCAGCTGATGTAGATCCAATTTCATCTAAAAGTATTGACTACATTGTAAATTTACCGTTTCAAAGGATGGAAAACGGGTTCATTACTGAAGATGTTACATTATTAGATGATCCCAATTGTTTAGAAATTAGAAATAAAATTCTCAACGCATTTGATGATTATGCGTATAATCTTTTAAAAATTAAACCCGAGACAGAATTTTATTTAACAACTTCATGGGCTGTTAAATTTTTGCCAGGTGGCTCTGCACATGAACATAGTCACTGCAATTCTTTGTTTTCAGGAACGTTATATCTAAAGGCAGCAAAAGAGACAGGACAGATTACATTCCACAAACACCAAAAATATTTAAATTTTTCTTCTCCTACAATTAGTTTAGAATTTACAGAACAAAATATTTTTAATAGCAGTACATGGTCTATCACTCCAACTGAAAATCAGATAATTATTTTTCCTTCAAATGTAATGCATTCAGTAGATATAAACAATTCCAAAGATGATAGAGTTTCCGTTGCATTTAACATGTTTGTTAGAGGAAATTTTGGAGGCAGAGAAGCAGCATTGACAATAAAATGAAATATGTTCTTAAACTACTTGACAACATCTAAATAAACCTATATTATAGTACAAAGACATCCACGTCATTAACTCGGAGAATATTAATTGACAACATTTACATCAGAAGATAGAGAAAATGCTATTCCTGGCAAGAAGCAGAACGTTTTTGAAGCGATAAAGCAAAGTCAAATAGTGGCCGAAGCGCCATACCAACCTGGCTATGAAGATGCTGTAATGCACATGAGCGACAAAGGCTATGAAGAAAAGAACTTGGCCGATGCTATCCGGTTTAACATGAAGCGTGATAAGAAACGCTTCTGGGCTGGTGATAATGTCAGCGACTACTTGCACGAAGGCGATAAAGAAATCTTGATTAACGAAGCAACAGAAGCGTTTGAGAAAGTATTAGATACGTTGCTGATTGATCGTGAGAATGATCCTAACAGTCAAGGCACAGCTCGTCGACTTGCTAAAATGTATTATAACGAAATTATGGGCGGTCGATATGATCCTGCCCCAGATGCAACAGCGTTTCCAAATGATTCAGCGGACCGCTATGAAGGTATGTTGGTTGTGCGTAGTGAACTGCGTAGTATGTGCAGTCACCACCATCAGCCTGTGTCTGGTGTTGCTTACATCGGAATCATCGCCGCAAATAAACTTATTGGCCTGTCTAAATACACTAGGATCGCTCAGTGGTGTGCTCGTCGTGGCACACTTCAAGAAGAACTATGTAACGACATAGCCCGTGAGATCATGAAGGCCACTGAGTCTGAAAATGTAGCAGTCTACATTCAAGCAATTCATGGATGCTGTGAGAATCGTGGCATTATGGCACATTCATCGTTAACTCAAACTACAGTATTGAAAGGTGCTTTCCAGACAGACCCAGGAACTAAAAAAGAGTTCATGGACAATGTTAAACTACAACAAGAGTTTGCGCCACGATAATGTTTAATCCTCTTCGAGACGATCTAATGGTACAACAACAGATCACTAATAGTTGGGAACACATGGTAGGAGTTATCATGTTAAATCAAACCGGAAGAAAGGCAGTAAAAACTACACTGCCCGAATTCCTATATTGGTTTCCTACAGCGTTATCATTATTACACGCAGACGAAGAATTTGTCAAAAGCATAATCCAACCGTTAGGCATGGCAAATGTTCGTTACACTCGTTTGATTAAAATGAGTCAAGACTACTTAACTTGGGACGGAAATAATGCCAACAAATTGTTTGGCATTGGCAAGTATGGCAGCGACAGCTATGAAATCTTTTTTAAAAAGAACTATGCTGTTCAACCTACAGATAAAGAATTAAAAAGGTACCTAGAGGAAGAGGTTTGCAATGTTTCTTAAACTGTTAGAAAAACTTGGTCGTAAGCGTATCATTTATGATCGTATCTGCAACGAACCTTATCTAGAAAGGTATTATCTTTTCTTGAAAGATAGAAATCTATTTCCTTTCAATATCTTTATACACAAGTTTTTAAAAGGTGATCCAGACGATGTGCATGATCATCCATGGCCATATGCTACCCTGATTCTTAAAGGTGGCTACTATGAATGGATTCCTCAGTTTAACGCAGACGGAACAAAAAGTTGCGAAGTGCGCAAGTGGCGTGGTCCAGGGCATTTTCGAGTATGTAAATCACATTCCTATCATCGCATTGAATTGAAACATGGTGTAACTGCATGGACACTGTTCATGCCAGGTCCTCATAAACGTGAATGGGGATTTTTAGTTAATAACAAATGGATACAACACGAACAGTATCTAAAAGGTCGTAAGGAGAATCATGTCAAAAAAACGACAGGTTAGTTGGGAAGAATATCAAGGGTTAGTTGCAAAAATCTGCAGAGACATCACTGTCAGTGGATGGAAGCCGGACTATATTGTTGGGATTACTAGAGGTGGGTTATTGCCTGCTAAAATGATTAGTTACTATTTTGATGTTCCTTGTGAAACACTAAAAGTAAGTTTGCGTGATCACGAACAAACAGAATCAAATACCTGGATGGCCGAAGATGCTTACGGACATCCTAGATCGGAAAGATATATAGAAGATTCAAATGACATAGGTTCTATTTTAGAAGCCGCCAGCGATTTACTCGAATCAGGAGATGCTTGTAAAAATATCCTCATAGTAGACGATATTAACGACACAGGTGCTACGTTAAATTGGATCATGCAAGATTGGGCTGCTAGTTGCTTTCCTGATGATCCTGTTTGGGAAACTGATGTATGGAACGAGAATGTTAAGTTCGCTGTGATTTTTGACAATCTGTCATCTAGATTCAAAGCCAGAATTGATTTTTCCGGTGAGGAAATTAACAAAGCTGAAAATGATGTATGGATTGATTTCCCCTATGAAGACTGGTGGACCAAATGAGTAAAATAAAAGTTTTTTGTACAGATAAAGATAAATTTGTTGATGCTGATATACTCAATTATAAGCCAAAGGCATTTTTAGAAGTTGCTCTGAATACTGTTAAAGTACGTATGTCCTATATGAATAATGCGTATGTTGGTAGTATGGCTGGTTTAGAATTTGTGATCAAAGAGGATCAATTGCCTAGAGAATATAAGGAGTATCAGAGATGAATTTAAAATACACACTGTCTGATGCACAGGCGGACGGGCAAGCACCTTGGAAAGATCCTATACTAGAAGATTTTCATGTGGTCATTTATGCAGACAAATATCCTGTTACAGAAGGTCATCTTTTGTTTGTACCACAGTATGCCGCAGACGGAGTTATTGAAGATTGTTTCGCAGATGCACTTAAAGTGGGCAAACAAAAGGTAAAGTCTGGTGAGTGGGACGGATTTAATATTGGATTGAATTGGGGAGAAGCTGCAGGTCAGACTGTGCCATATCCTCATATTCATTTGATTCCCCGCCGCAAAGGAGATATGGAAGATCCTACTGGGGGTGTCAGGCATGTGATACCAGAAAAGGGCAATTATCGTAAATGGCAAGAATAACTGTTCCTTGGGCTAATCAAAATAACACATGGTGGAATGAAACCTGTGCTAGAGTCATTGAACATTTTGGGTTGCCCGGCGGACGTTATGTAACAGAGATCAGTGCAGAATGTATGCATTTTGATTTTCGCAATGAAAAGGACGCACTGATGTGCAGATTATTAATAAGCGACAGCATTGTATGAAAGATAAAATAATCATAGGCATTCTTCTTTTAGTGTGTATAGTGATACTTGCCAATGCCGATTGGAATAATAGAACTGTGATCTATGATTGCAGTCTAGCAGAGATCAGTCCAGATTACCCGCAAGAAGTAAAAACTGAATGTCGTAGATTACGCATAGAAGAATTCCGTGAAAAACAAATACAAGAAAGAAAGACCATATTAATATGAAACATTGGACGTTAACCCTCGAAGAAGATCCCGAAACTAAAGAATTAATATTACCGTTCACTGACGAAATTCTAGAAGCTGTAGGGTGGAAGCCAGGTGATGTTATAGTTTGGAAAAAGAAAGATGACAAGTCCTGGACCTTAAGGAAAAAGGTTGACAAACTGGCTAAAAAGAGTGTATAATATATTATGAGCAAAATTAAAATAGCAGAACTATTTTACAGCATACAAGGTGAAGGACGCTACATGGGCGTGCCTAGCATATTCTTACGCACATTTGGATGTAATTTTAAATGCGCAGGCTTTGGTATGCCCAAAGGAGAACTTAGTGAAGAATATCTTAAAATTGATCCAACACAATATTCCAAATACGAAGAACTTCCATTGGTTAGTACAGGATGTGATAGCTACGCTAGTTGGGATCCTGCTTTCAAGCATCTTAGTCCTATGCTTACTGTTGACGCCATTACTGATCGTATTACAGAAATTTTACCGTTTAATACGTGGCAAGACGAACATCTCGTCATCACAGGAGGCGAACCTTTACTAGGGTGGCAACGTGCTTATCCAGACTTGTTGAGTCATCCTAAGATGGCAGGATTAAAAGAAATTACATTTGAAACAAATGGTACTCAACAATTAACAAAAGAATTTAAAGACTATCTCGTACAATGGCAAATGCCTGACTTAGAATTTAATAGAGAAGTTACCTTTAGTGTGAGTGCTAAACTAAGTTGTTCTGGTGAACATCCTGATGAAGCAATTAAACCTGAGGTTGTTTGTGAATACGAAGAAGTTGGGTACACATATCTAAAATTTGTTGTTGCAACAGAAGACGATGCAGAAGAGGCACTAGAAGCCGCAGACATTTATCGTGCCGCTGGATTCAGAGGTCCGATATATTTGATGCCAGTAGGCGGTGTCGAAAGTGTGTATACTCTTAATAATCGTCGTGTTGCAGAATTAGCAATGAAACATGGATTGCGGTATAGTGATAGGTTGCAGGTACCGTTATTTAAAAATGAGTGGGGAACATAATGAAACAATTTATTAGAAAACTGTTTGGTATTAATAAAATACTTGCAGAAAAAGAAGCACTGCAAGACGCCAGAGACAAAGCAGTAGCCGAAACAGTACGAGCTCAGGAAAAAGAAGAACTTAGTAAATTAAGTGAAAAGGATCGTGCTACTCGTAAAAAAGAACCGTGGGTAGGTGTGATTAATACTCATGTTAACACAGACAATGTTCGTAATGGTTTTTTCGAACTTGACTGGAATGAGCCATTTGTGCTAAAATTAAGACAAGAAGGTTACGGATACGATGGTGACAAAGACGAAGAAATTGTAGATCGTTGGTTCCGAGAACTCTGCGCTAATGTAGTTGTCGATGGTGACTACGGTGGCCCGATTAACACAGGCGTAATTGACATTAACGAAGTTAAAAGAAAGAATCAATGACATATATTATAGTTGATACAGCAAATACATTCTTCCGTGCTAGACACGTTATTAACGGCGACACTGATATCAAACTAGGCATGGCTTTTCATATCACGCTTAACAGCGTAAAGAAGGCTTGGCAAGACTTTAACGGCAGCCACGTTATCTTCTGTTTAGAGGGACGTAGCTGGCGCAAAGATTATTATACTCCTTATAAAGCTCAACGCACAGCCGCTCGTGCAGCACATACAGAAAAAGAAGCAGATGAAGAAAAGATCTTTTGGGAAGCTTTTGACACTTTTAAAGATTTTATTATAGATAAAACTAACTGCACAGTATTGCAAAATCCACGTTTAGAAGCAGATGATTTAATTGCAGGATTTATTCAGAGTCATCCTAACGACAATCATATTATTATTAGTACCGATACAGACTTTGTACAATTGATCGCTCCCAATGTAAAGCAATATAATGGTGTAATGGAAACTACCATCACACACGAAGGTATCTTTGATGCAAAAGGCAAAAGAGTTATCGATAAGAAAACACAAGAACCTAAAGCAATTCCAGATCCAGAATGGTTATTGTTTGAAAAATGTATGCGTGGTGACACCAGTGATAATGTTTTCTCGGCATATCCAGGTGTGCGTACTAAAGGCACAAGCAAAAAAGTAGGTCTTACTGAAGCATTTGAAGATCGTAAGAGCAAAGGATATAACTGGAACAATCTCATGCTACAAAGATGGACTGACCATAATGGCATGGAACATCGTGTACTAGAAGATTATGAACGTAATCGCAGACTGATCGATCTAAGTCATCAACCTGAAGATATTAAAGCAATTATTTCTGAGACTATTACAACAGCAACTAGTGCCAATAAAAATATCAGCCAAGTGGGGATTCGACTTATTAAGTTTTGTAACTTATACGATCTTAAAAAGATCGCAGATCAAGCACAGAGCTATGCAGAACCGTTGAATGCGAGGTACATCAATGAAACTCAAACTTTGTCCGTATGAGGATACCTGTATTAGTAAATCAAATACCTGTTGGGAGAACACAATGACAGACTTACACGCAAAACCGATTATAGAAAATAAATTTTGGATCGTAGAAAAAGACGGGGAGAAATTTGCCACGTTAAGAAAGAATGAAGACAATCGCTTTGTTCTTAGCAATGAAGAAGGTATCAAAATTTACGATACCAAAGAAAGTCTAACCAAACAATTTGGCAAAGATTTCTTTGTGGCCAAGATTGTAAAAGAGGCAGATAATGCATTACCCAACGAAGTTCATGGCTATGCCACTAGTGTAGCTCCACATAATGCCATGTTCGATATACAGCGTAAATTACCATTGTTTACCAAGAGCGGTGATTCGAAAAGTCTTTACTGCGCAGGTTACTATGTGATACGTTTTGAGAAGGGATGGGTCAAATCGTTTTGCCCTAAACTGATTACTCTACAAAGATACGAATATAAAGGTCCGTTTAAAACAGAAATTGAAATGAAACAGGTATTATCAAATGTCTCAAAATAATCTTCCCACAAATCTTCCCACCGTAGAAAGACTGATACAGCGTGTTGTGGCTGCTGAAAAGAGTCAACAAAAGGATATTCGCATATCTATACAAGAAGCTAGAGACCTAACTGCTGAATTAGCTGTTATGACCAGCAAATTAGGTCGTACAGTGCAGGAAATACACGAAATGCTGGCTCAGATACGCGAATCTACTACTAAAATCGACGTTAAGTTCGACGGCGGTGGCTTCTAAAAGGTATAAATATATACGTGGTTAATTAGGAAACACGTATAATGAGTAGACCAAAACCTAAAATATTGTTAGAGTATGCTAACAAGGAAAACTTTAAAATTGAACAGATCCTTGATAGTGAAGCCATCTGGGCAGTATTTTACAAAGGACAACCGTTTAATCTAAAAAGCGGAAGCCTGGTTGCCAGCTATCCTGGACCTAAGTATAAAAAAGTATCATTCTCAAATCCAGGACATGCGATCAATCTTGCTAAGAAACTTAATAGATTATTCAAAACCAAAGATTTCGAAGTTATGAAACTCACCCAAGGTGAGAAGGTAGATTAGATGGACCTCAAGGATACCTATACTAAGGTATTCCTCCAAGCAGCAGATCAAGACGCTGACCAGAATACCCTAAAACAATATCGAAGCACATGGTGGTGGAATGTTCGCGGCAAAGATAATGGTGGGCTTAGATTGACAGAACCCGCTTTGCAGTTTATTACAGACGATGCTAAAATAAAAACATACCAGGTAGAATTTCCCAAAGATTTCGCTATCACTGCACAAATACTTCTATGGTTAGATAATAACATCGACGGACCGTATTATATTACTAAAAAGACTATTACTGTGTTAAAAGAAAAAGCTGCATTTCAACTTTATCTATTTTCTGGAGATATTAAGAAAATGGGCTATAACAAAGCTCTGGCTCGTAAATTTAGCCAAGATTCCACCGACGAATAATCACTGTCTATAAATATTCGCACTATGTTCGATCTTAATCCTATTGATGTATTAAAACAAAGAAAATTGAAGACTCTACCCCCTCATTTTTCACAATTTAAACTCGCCGATGTTGACTTTTTGCTTGGAGAGTTTGAAGATTGGATTGGAACAAAATTAAAAGGTAGGTATTGCATTGTTCGATCACCGAATATTGATCAAGATGGAAGATGCAAAAGCAGTACATTTGTAGCATTTGAAGACCAGAAAGAACTAACATATTTTATGTTAGCCTGTCCACATTTAAGGAGAAACTAAATGACAGAAGAAGTTCAAAACCAAACAGCCGATGTAGCGGCACCTGCACCAGAAGCGGCACCTGCAACTCCACCACCAGATTTAAACATCAGTGATTTAGTTGCACTAAAAAGCATTATTGAAGTGGCATCACAGAGAGGAGCGTTCAAAGCAACTGAACTAGAAGCAGTGGGTAAAACTTTTAACAAGTTAAACACATTCTTAGAGTCTGTAGCTAAAAAGGAGGCTTAATATGAAGCCATTAAAACACATAGGTAGAATGGTA